CCCGACGCCGAATCCGGTGGTTCGACTGCCGACGGAGCAGGAGGTTGCCTGGTGGCTGCGCCAACCCAATGGCAAGCGCCGCCTGGCGGCGCGCCTGGAGGAACGCGAGGAAACGATCCGACTGATGGTGGAAGATCCGCTCCGACACGGTTATGAAGTGCCGTGGTGGGCGGACGCACGCCGGCTCCTGGATACTCACACGGAACTGGCCGTGATCGCAGGAAATGATTCGACCAAGACATGGTTCTCGGTGAAGTACGGCGTGGAACAACTCGTGAATCAGCCCGGGATCGACTGGGCGTTCATGCACTCGACACAGGATTCGAGTAAGAATCAGCAACAGCGAATTGTGTGGCGTTTCTTGCCGCCCGAGTGGCGCGCTCTCGGCAAGGTAGGGTCGCAGATCAGTGTCAGCTACACGGCGCACAATGGGTTCTCGGATGACCGGTTCAACCTGCCGAACGGAAGCCGGGGTTTTTTCTTCTTCTACAAGCAGGAACCCGGAGTCTTGACCGGGTACAAACTCCGGGGCGTGTGCGCGGATGAATTGATCCCGCTGGCACACCTGGAGGAGATTCGCACCCGCCTGTTGGGCCGGGACGGGAAGATTCTGATTACGTTCACCCCGACCGAGGGTTACACGCCGACGGTGGCGGAATACCTGGCCGGCGCGACGGTGGTAGAGTTTCGACCGTCGAAGTTCCTGCCGGGAATCAATCTGCCGAACATGATCGGTGCCCCGCGGGGCATGATGCCGTACATCCTGAAGTGCCGGAAGGCAAGCGCCGCCGTGATATGCCCGTTCACGGAATGGAACCCGTTCCGCAAAGAGGGCGAACTGGAGAAGTTGGTGGATGGTAAAACGACCTCCTATGTCAAGGCGCGGGCATACGGCTGGCCGGAGAAACAGGCGGGCACGGCCATCGGGAAGTTCAACGAGGTCCACATCATCCAGCGGCCAGGAGCCAACTGCAGTCTGGTCCCACCCCGGCCGTGGGAATCACTCTACCCGCGGTTGGGCAAGCGCGGAACCAACTACCTGGTGGCCGACCCTGGCGCCGCGAAGAATTGGTTCCTGAAGTGGTATCGGTGCGTTCCTTACCTGGACCGCGAGATGGTGTTCGTCTATCGCGAATGGCCCGACTACGCCCAGCACGGCGAATGGGCGGTGCCCGGCAATCGCCATGACGGCGCGGCCGGGCCGGCGCAACGGGCCGGGTTCGGCCGCGGGATCGTGGAATACAAACGCTTGATCCTCGAGGCAGAAGGCTGGGTCTGGAACGAAGAGAAAGGCGTTTGGGACGGAACGAAAGCGGAACCGATCTACCGCCGGTTCATCGACCCGCGCATGGGCGGCGCGCCCGTGCCGAGTGCCGAGGAGGGAAGCACCATCATCGAGCAGTTTGCCTTGGAGAACCGGGACATCACGGGCCGCGGAATCGGGCCGGCGATGGTGTTTGAACCCGCCCCCGGCGGCGGGCGGAGCATCGCCGACCAGTCCAGCCTGATGCTCTTGAATGACCGGTTCGACTACGACGTGAATCAACCCATCGGTCCGATGAACAGCCCGTTGTGGTTCGTGGTGGAGGATTGCTGGCAATCCATCGTATGCTACCGCACTTATACGGGCCTGGACGGCGAGAAAGGCGCGTGGAAGGATTGCATCGACCCGGACTGGTATCTGGTGAAGGCCAACCCGGGATTCGTGGATGAGAACACCGCGGCCGTGGCCGGCGGAGGAGCGTACTGAATCTTATGAAACCCAAGAAACACACAAAGCAGAAGCAACCCCTAAACCGAAAGGCCAAATCCATAGAGACGATCGCACGCCTCACAGCAGAGAGTCAGAGACTGCGTGAAGAGATTGAAAAGTTGACGCGGAATCGCCTAGGGCTTGTGGCTGAAATACAACGTAGAGATGAGGTGATCCAACGCCTCGACGATTTTCACGAGATCTGGTCCGTGATCCGATGTGATTACTGGCTAGGAAAGCGTCCTGAATGAACAATCGCGAATGGTCGCAGCTTCCTGAGTTGGTGCGCAACGCGGAGGCCATGCGCCTCCTGGGAGTGAGCCGGGACGGGTTGGACTGTCTGGCGAAGCACTGCACCGGCTTGGTCGTGATACTGCCCGGCATGAAACATCGGCGCTTCCGGAAGACTGTGCTTGCGCGCCTGGCGGGCGTCGGGTATGATAACGGTCAAGTCGGCGAACAGAAAGCGTAGGGGCTATGAGGGATGCAATGGCGACGGTGGGCGGTCTGCCCGAGGTGGCAGACCTGTTGGCGGAATACACGCGGGCCGGGCAATACGGCCGCGAGCGGGCGCAAGCTTCAGAGGAGGTCCGGTTCAGCTTCTGGGAAAGCCAATCGCCCGACGGCAAGAAGCATGACGCCGAAGACGAGCAAGCGTTTCCGTGGAACCATGCCTCTGATACCCGCATCCGGTTGGCGGATGCGATCGTAAACGAGTCCGCCGACATCCTCGTCGCCGCGTTCAACCGGGCGCAATTCGAGGCGCGTGGCATCGAACTCCAGGACGCCGCGGCGGCCGGGGCGATCTCCAAAACCCTCGAGTGGGCGCGCAATGGCGGGATCCCCGATCTATCGACCGAGGTGGACCTGGCGGCCGATTACGGCCAGGCCAAGGGCTGGTGCATCCTGCAGGTGATCTGGTCCCGGCGGATCGCGCGGCGCGCGGTCAAGGTGTCTCTCGAGCAACTGGCGGCCCGCTGGCCGGAATTGAATCTGGCCATCCTCGATCCGATCCGCGAGGAAGAGGCCATTCAGGCCATTCAGACACTCTACCCGCTGTTCGTGCAGTCGGAGTCGCCGAGCCTCGCGGAGACCGATCTGGGCGAGTTGAAACCCGCCCGCGCCCGCCAGATCGTGCGCGCCCTGCGCGCCGATGGGGAAACTGAGGCGCCGATCCCTTACCTGCACGAGGATAACCCCCGCGTGATCGCGTTGGAACCTTGGGAAGACGTCTTCGTCCCGCCCGAAACCACGGATCTCCAGCGCGCCCGTGCCATCTTCCGCGTGGATTGGATGAATGAAACCGAGTTGCGCGCCAAGGTGGCCAGCGACCAGTGGAATGAGGCATGGGTGGATGCCGTCCTCACCAAGAGCGGCCAGAACAGCAGCGTGGCGGCCGACCAGAACGCCCAGGACATCCTCGACGCTTCCCTCGGGCTCACGAGCGAAGGAGCCAACCGAGACCGGCGCAACTTGTGCGAAGTCGTCTATGCCTACACGCGCGGCGTGGATGAGGACGGGGTCGAACAGGTGCGTTACACGGTCTTCTCTCCTCACGTGATCGGTTCGGTGGGAACCGCCACGCCCGAATACGCAGTCCATGGCACGCTGGACTACGCGCACGGCAAGTATCCGTTCGTGGCGTACCGGCGCGAACAGGCCAAACGCAAACTCATGGCGAGCCGCGGGGTGCCAGAAATCGTGATGACCTGGCAGCAGGAGAAGAAGGCCCAGCGCGACGCCCAGGTGGACCGCACGAGCCTGAGCATCGTCCCTCCCCTCCTGGTGCCCCAGCGTCGGATCAGTCAGATTCAGCGCCTCGGTCCCGCCCAGCGGGTGGGGTATCAATCCAAGGGCGAGATCGAATGGATGCAGCCGCCGCCGGGGAATCCTGCCGAGGCGGTAGAGTTGATCCGCGAGATCGACCGCGAGAGTGACGAGTATTTCGGGCGATTGGGCGAAGGGGTTGATCCCGTGCGCGCCCAGACCAAGCAACAGCGGATGGTGGACCAGTGGCTCTTGTGTTGGGTGGAAGTGTTCCGCCAGGTGACGGCCCTCTGCTCGCAATACCTCTCGGATGAGGAATGGCTGGAAATCTCGGGCGCTCCTGCCCCGGAGCGGCGCTTTGAGAGCCTGCAACGCGGCCGGAACTGGCAATTCAAGTTCGATGTGCGCGAGCTTTCCACGGATTACATGGTGGAAAAGCTGAAGGCAATCGGCGCGAACGTCCTGCCCCTGGACGCGGGCGGTGTGGTGGACCGCTCGAAGTTGGTGGCGCAGACCCTCGCATGGATCGACCCGAGCCTGGCGCGGGCGGTCGTCAGCGACCCGACCGCCGCCAGCCAGAAGTTGTTCAAGCAGGTCCAGGATGATTTCGCCCAGATGGCACTTGGCAACGAGGTGTCCATGACCCAGAACGATCCCACGGCGCCCCGCCAACTCGAATACGCCCGCCAGATCGTCACCGCCAACCCGAAATACCAGCAGGCCCTCGCCCAGGATGAACGGTTCCAGCAGTTGACCGAGCAGTGGGGCAAGAACAAGGAGTTCAGCGCCCAGCAGGAACGCAACAAGATCACCGGCCGCATCGGTGTGGAAACGAGCACGCCCATCGGGAGATAACAGATGACGACCACCGAAACACTCTTGAAGCGCGCCCAGGTGCTCGGCACCCTCGCCGACCAACATCCGGTCTGGCTCGAACTCCTGCGCATCCTCGAGGAAGACGTGGACATTTCGGAGAATGCCCTCTGCGTCGCCGCCATGAGCGATTCCGAACGGGCCTACCATGCCGGTTATCTGGCCCACGTCCTTGACCTCCGGCAGAATCTCGACACGTGGCGCGCGGCGGGCCGGAAACCCGCCGAATAACCCGATCAAGCAGGTCCTGAATCGTGCAAAATTCGACTGGAAACGACTTAAAACGACTTTAACGGATTACACAAGCTAGCTTTCTCCCGAGCCCGTGATTCACTTCGCACTGAGTCACGGGCTTTCTGCGTTCGTGCCCAATCTCGAAACGACGCTGGAGAAGCACCATGCCAAAATCAACGACAGGGGAAACGGAAACCCCGAGCGGGGGCGAAGGCCAGCCGCTAAATACCGTGGGTGACAGCATCGGGGCCGATCTGGACTTCATCAAGAGTCTGATCGAGGAACCCGCAACGACGGCACCGGTCAAGGGGAATGAACCAATCGAGGCGGCGACAACGCCTGAAATAACCCCGACCACCGAACCCGCCGAGCCGAGCGATCAAGAGGAAGTTACAACCACCGCGGAGGAGGAGGCTGGCGCATTGCCGCCCGAACTTCAAACGCGGATTGATAAGCGGATCGGGAAAGAAGTGGCCAAGACCAAGACGGAGCGGGAACGCGCCGAGGCGGCCGAGGCCAAGGCCGCCGAACTGGAGGCGAAACTGGCGCAGCGCGACACAGAACCGCTGCCAGCCACCGCCACCACCCAAGCGCCCTTGGCGAACCTGCAAACCCCGGAACAGTGCGCCCAACTGCTGGAACAGGCGGAAAGCGCGATGGACTGGGCGGAACAGCAACTCATACGCCTGGAGGATGAACCCGAAACCGTGTTGGCCGAATTGGGCAACTTGAAGGTGGACTTCGGAGCAGAACCGACGGTGACCAAGGCCAAGGGATGGCTGACCAGTGTGCGGCGCAACGCGGACCGGGTCGCCCGGCGCCACGTGCCGCAACGATTGGCCTACCTGCAAGCCGAAGCCAGCGCCAGCCAGGACGCGAATACGCACTTCCCGTGGTGGAAGGATAGGACGAGCGCCGATTACGCGGAAGCGCAGTCGATTCTCCGAGCCTACCCCGAGGTGCGGAACCGGCCGAACTGGAAACTGGTCGTGGGAACGTTCGTGGAAGGGATGAAAGCAGTCAAGGCCCGGATCGCCAATAAAAACGCGACCCCGAAGCCGAAGGTGCTGCCCAAACCCCAACCCGGTGCACCCGCCAGCGCCGCTCCTGAAATGGCCACCGGCAAAGATGCGTCCGCAGCCAATGCCCGAGCCGCCTGGTTGAAGAACCCCGGAGATCGCCAAGCACAAGAAAGGTTTCTGGAAGCATCCCTGCTGGTCCAATAGCCGCGGGGAAGGGAAAGGCAAATATGCCAGGGTTACTTGAGAAAGACCAGGTCGGAAAACGCGAACAACTCGCGGATCTGATCCTCATTGCCGACGAGAAGGAATGCCCGCTCACGGCGATGATCCCCAAGGGGCGCAAACCGACGAACACACTGGCCCGTTGGCAAGTCGATGCCTACGAGACGCCCGACACGACCGGCGTGGTGGACGGCCAGGACGTGACGGATTACGAGAATCCCGGCCGCAACCGGGCCGAACTCTCCGTCTATTGCCAGCGCAAGTGGCGCCCGGTGATGGTCAGCAAGATGGCCGAGGACGTCTCCGACGTGGCGGGCGCGTCCGCGGGCGAAATGGCGCGGGCGGTGCGCAAGAAGATCGAGGAACTGCGCCGCGACATCGAGGCGACCATCGGCAGTGACAACGACACCGCCGTTGACGACGGCACGACGTCGTACAAGACGCGCGGCCTCGGCGAGTGGATCAAGGCTACGGCCCAGAGCACTTTGCCTGTGCCGACGGCGTTCCTGACGCCTGCGGCAAGCATCAACACGACCGCGATGGCGTCCCTGACCGAAGCCCTGTTCAAAGGGGTCCTTCAGTCGGTGTACGAACAGCGGGGCAAGGCGCAAAACCTGACCCTCGTGGTGGGCACGGCCCTCAAGACGGCCATTACCGCCTTCACCAACTACAAGGGTGGCGACACCAACACCTGGGCCGTCATCCGGGCGTTCACGCAGGAAGCCGACTCCAAGCACATCACCTCGAACGTCACGCTTTACGATGGCGACTTCAACCAAGTTGCCATTCTACCGAGTCTTTTGCTCGCGAGCGGAACCCCCTCCGCGCCGACCCGGCGCGGGTACGTGCTGGACATGGACTTGCTCGAGATGGCGTTCAATCAGACGCCCCAAGTGTCGCCGCTCCCTGACATGGGCGGTGGTCCCCGCAAGCTCATCGATACCATCTTCGCTTTGAAGGTCCTGAACCCGCTCGGGCTCGGGAAATTCGCCGCGACATCATAACCGGCTGACGAACCAAGAAAGGAACCAAAACCAATGAAAGCTTACGTTCTCAGCAACGAGGAATCACACGCTCACGGAGCCTCGCACAAGGTCGTCATTACCTGGAGCGACCTGTTGACCGCCGCTCTGACCAACACCAAGGCGATCTATCCCTTCACGGGGACAGCGCCCATCGGGACCCGGGTGGCGGCGGTCAGGGCGCGCCTCAAGACAGCGTTCGTCGGGTGTGCCACGCTCACCTGCGCGGTCGGCGATGGCGGCTCCACGGCTCGCAACCTGGCCGCTGCCGATATGAAAGCGGCCGCGGGAACGTGGTACTTCAGTTCACCGAGCACGACCACGCCGAGCGGATTCAATGCCGCCGACACGGTGGATGCGTTGTTCACCGCGACGACCAACAACCTCGACCAGTTGACAGCCGGCGAGGTGGAAATCTACCTGACGATCCATCAGGACAATCGCCTGGCCGCGTAAGCGGGCTGGGGGCTCATAGGGCGATGCCGGGTGTCTGCCTGTTAACAAGGGTGGGCACCCGGCGTCGGGGGTTGTGGCACTTACATTCGATATTTCCGGCCTGTCGCCTGACGTGCGACGGGAGTTGATCGAGGGCGAGCATGTCCGGCGGGTGGCGGACCTGGAGGATGCCACCCGGAGACAGGCCCAGATCGCCCTCGAAGCGGGTCAACACCGGAGCATGGACGGTCTGGGGCGTGTGCGCATGATGATCGACCTGACCGCTTACCACTACTGGGGAGATCGACTGGGCTACCAGTGTTGGAAGGACCGGGAGTTTCTGCGCGAGTTTGAACGCGATAATGCGGATGTGCGCGTCAAATGCGGCGGCACCAAGATCATGCTCGGCTGGACGCCGGCAGAGAAGCGATTTCAGAAGGTTTATCTTGAAGGGCAGACACTGTGAACACGGTTGATAGCAGCACACTACTGCGCCAGGTGTGGTCCTTTTGGGGCGGGACGGATTGGGCCTTAGAGCCGCCCGACACCATCGAGTTTGCCACCCTGCGGACCTGGCTGGACCAACGACTGCGCCAGGCCTGGACGTACTACGCGTGGCCGGAGGTGCTCGCCGTCGAACGGCGCTACTACCGACCGTTCTGGGCGACCATGGGCCCGATCCTCGATGAGGCGGGCAGTCCCATCCTGGACACCAACGGCGAATACATGCTCGAGCCCGAGGTGTACGATGCCGGCGACGAAGTGTTCTATCCCGCCACGGACAAGTATTACGTGTGCCTGGCCAACGGCACAGTCACCCGACCGGCTGATGCCGATGGCGTGCTGCGGACCAACTGGGCCGAACTGGCTGACAACTACCTGGCTGACCCGTGGACGCCGAGCACGGCGTACGACGTACGTGATAGGGTGCTCAACCCCGATGATGACCAGGTTTACGAGTGCATCGTGGCGCATACGAGTGCTTTGGAAGCGATCGGGTTCGAGGCGGTCTATTGGGGGTTGTTGACGCCATTCCGCCGATACGTGGCCTGGGAACAGATTTATGAACAACCCATCGGAGAACCCCTGGGCGTGTTCGACAAGGATCCCCGCCAGTACGGGCGCCTCACATCGTTTCCCTTCGTCCGCACGCAGGAAGGTGTCGAGGTGCATTCTGTCGTGTCCAAGGTCTGGCTCAAGTGGCGTCTTCGGTGCCCGCGCCTGACCGGCGCACCCTACAGCGCCACGCGCGAGTATGCGGCGCGCGAACAGTGCTACTTCGAGCGGGCAGACGGGCGAGGGGACTGGTATGCGTGCTGGTTGCCCACCGCGGCCGGCTGGAGCCCGGAAACGAACCCGGCCAATTGGAGCGTGCTCGAAATCCCGGCCCGGTTCGAGGATTTCCTGCTCAAGGGCTGCCTGGCGAGCGCCCACGCGGCCGACAAGGAATGGATGCGGGCGACGGAACAGGAACGGCACGCCCTGGCCTTCCTGGACGATCAAGTTGGGCAACTGATGGACGAAGATGACACGGACCGAAGAAGCGAGGTGTGTGCACGATGAAAATACTACCGACAACAGTCTTACTGGCGGCCATGAGCGCCTTGCACGGCGCGGCTCCTACGGGCTCGTCGCTGCTGTCTTACCCGTTGAAAAGCCCGGTCTCGACCAATGACCGGGTGCTGATCGTGGATACCGAAACGAGCCCCAATTCAACGAAACTCGCCAGGGTGGCGAGTCTGGGACTTTTGATCGACCACTCCTCCCAGTATCAGCGTGACGTTTGGATTGCGGTCAGGACCGATGGGCTGCCGGGCAGTGGCATCGAGACCGATCCCTACGACGGTAGCACGCGGACGAAATTCGACGCGGTGATGAACACCTTGCGGACGGATGGATTGAACCAGAACATCCGTCTGTTTCCGGGGACGTACTTCACCAAGGGCGCTCAAGGGTGGTCTGCCCTGGCTGTCGGCGATTCCCTGTACGGAGCGGGGATTCAGAAAACCATCCTGGTGGGCACAAACTATACGGATGCGGTGGATAATGTCGCCATGATCAATTGCAATTACGAGGGCGGCTTGCCAGGCCGTGTAATTCGCGATCTGACCCTTGACTGCAACCAGCCGGCGAAACTGGGCGGCAAGATCACCGGCATCTCAATCTG